GCTCGTTCTCTCGCAGCCCCTGTGCCGAACTCTGCGAGTTGCACTCCCGCTCGACCAGCGCCGAGCGCACCCAAAGCTGCTTGTTGATCTCTAATCTGTTGCTCTTTTATTTGTGTGCTACGATCAAATTCTGCTAATGATGCATCAATAACTTGTTGTTGATAAGGGGACATAAAATCTTGTACGCCTTGTTGAAAAGCTGTTGCTCCAGTTCCAATTCCACCTAAAGCTGTTCCTGCAGCTGTTCCTGCTGTTTGTGCTTGTGCTAAAAATGGTGCAAAAGATCCTACTCCTTGTTCTGCTAATTTTTGTGCCCGTTGTTGTAATGCATCTTGAGCTGCTACTTCTGGTTTTAATCCTTGTAATCCTATTTGTCTTTGTTCAAAACCTAATGCTGCTGCTTGTTGAGCATCAGCTAATTTTGTTCTTGCATCAAATTGCTCTTGTGTTTCAAAAGCTTGTTTTGTTGCTGGTAAACCTGCTGCCGCTTGTTGTTGTTGAAGAGCCCCTAAACCTTGTGTTACAACAGGTACACCCTGTTGTGCTAATACATTTTCTGCTAAATTCGTACCTAGTTTTTCTACAAAAGGTACCGGTCTTGTTACTTGTTCTGATACAGCCATTATATAACTTCCTCTAATCTTTGTGATGTTTCAAACATTTTTCTTGCGCCTTCTAAGCCTTGCGATTCTTCAGATACGTCACCTCCGGCTTCGAGGTTTTTCATCATGTTATACATGACTTCTGCGCCTTTGTCCACATCCCCATCACCTGCGTTTCTAACAGCATCGGCTGTAAATACAAACTCATTTTTTGATAATCTAGCAGGGACGTCATCTGCTTTTTCCATTCTGCCTATTGGCACGAATCCACCATCAGCTCTATAATCTTTTTCCATACCACCCATATCTAATAGTGGCATAGTTTTTTTAGCTACGGGTTCTTTACCCTCTGTAGATCCACCCTCAGCTAATTGTCTTGGGTTAATAAATTTATATGGATTTGACATAATAAATCTTGGATCAGCTATATCTGCTCCTTTGTATGTTTCTTCCTCATCATCGTCGTCAGCCGTAAGAGCTCCAAGTATGGAAGGTATTCCTATTGCAGCAGCTGTTCCAAAGCCTGTTAGTCCACCACTTAAATTAACTAACCCTGCTTTATTTGCAATAGCCCCTAATCCACTAAACACAGGATCTCCTCCTTTAATTGCTAAAAAAGGATTAAAACTACCTTTACCAAAAAAATTACTTATAGCACCTCCACCACCAGCAAAATTAAATAAGGCTGCACCTATTGCAGCTTTGCCTATTGGTGATTTAGCTATTTTCTTAACTGATCTTGTAACTTTTTTAACAAGTTTACCTAGACCATACATCTGTCTTGCAGATTCAAAATCCATTTCACCACCTACGACAGGATCAGCCATACCACCTTTAGCTAATAATCTAAAATTTTGACCACCACCAAATTCATCATCAATTTTTTTTTCTGGTGAATCTTCAAGTGCAAGTAATCTTCTTTCATAGTCAGACATAATACCCTCTCCATCTCCACCACTACCATCAGGTGGTTTTCTTCTATAACCATATGTAAGAGGTTGTTTATATCCTTTATCTGTTAAAGCAAAAGTCCCATCTGGATTTGTTTTATAAGATGAAACAAATTTTTCTAATCCACCTACATTACCTCTATACTTTAATCCTGGTGCACCTTTATCAAATGCTAAAAAATCTTCAAAATTTTGACCAGTAATATTTGGAACATCTGCTAAAGCAACCATTGCTTTTTTTTGATCGTCCTCATCTAAACTTTCAAGATATTCTTTAAGTTGTGGGTTGTTTACTAAAAATTCATTTCTATACGCAAAATTTGGTTTCATAGCTTTATTTAAAACAAATTGAAAGGGACCAAGGGGTATATTTAGTTGGTTAGCCATATTGCTTTTAAATTTTTGTAATGCTTGAAAATCTCTTGATCTGTTTGTTTGATCTTTTGTAAGTCTAGCATCTTGATAAACTCCTGGCGCTACTTTTTTCCCACCACCTTTTACAATTCCCTGTGAATAATAATCTTTAATGTAATCTTCTCTAGCGTTTGAACCTGATGACGTTGTTTTTTGCGATGATTTTTGAGATGATGATTTAGCTGAGGCAGCTTTAGACTCCATACTTTTAGCAGATCTATAACCCTGTCTTGTACCACCAAACCCTGGTTGTACTAACATACCACCGTCTTGTAACATCTGTTTTGCTTGTTGTGATCTAGTTATGGCCATTTATCTATTCTATTTTGTTTTTCCAAATAAATCAAGGCTAGGCATAACGACATTTACGTCTTGAGCCATCTCCTCTTGCTTGTAACCTTTAGCTTCCCAGTCTTTTCTTTCTTTAAAAGTCTCTCCTGTTTTCTTATGTCTATAAGTTGTTTCTACTTTTGCTGGTGTTAATTCTACTATGTTATCCATTATGATGTTACCTCTCTTGGCTGTATTTCTAATATCGAAGCTATGACGTGCAGCTCATTCGCGTCACCTGCTTGTACTTTAAGTATCTCGCTCTCCTCCATTACTAAGGGTTGAGATAAAAGTTCTGTTGTACCATTACCTGATATGGTTTTAGTTTTAAATAAGCTAAATATAGCACCACTAGAATCTACTAGTGTCACCGTTATTGTGGTCCCTGATCCAGAGTCATCTGATACTAGTATTGATTTAACAACCGTTGTTACTGCACTTGGCACCGTATATAATGTTGTAAGATCAGCTGTTGTTAAATCTACTTTTTTATTTTTAAAACTATTAGCCATTAATTTAAAAAGAAGTTTTGTGCTTCTACCTCTTGTTTTAATTCTTCTTGAAACGTTGTATTTAATTTTTGCACTATACCATCAAGATCTCTAACTTGTGCTTCTGCCGTACCTAAATCATACTCCTCACTTGGTCTTGTTAATACTTGTACTATCTTTGCCATTATCTTCTCCCATCCGGTTGTATGTCTAATCTAAAAGCTCCTAATTTCCAACTTTGACTAGCGCCTGTATTTTCTACTTTTAATGATATGGCTCTTGCTCTAGCACGTGTGTCTATTTTTTTAGTGCTTGAAGTTATATCAAATGGTCCAAGAGATGAACTAGCAGATGTGTCGTTTGGAAAATCTCTTAAACCTAATGTAATTCTAGTAGTTCCAGTTTGAGATATAAAGTCAGGTATGAATCTTCTTATCTTCATTAAGAACTCACCGTCACCTCTAAGATCAGCCATACCAGTTGATTGTCCTGTGATACCTCTTCTTTGACTAATATCATAATCTCCAGATAATATGTTTGCGGTTATTGCAGTAATAGTTCCATTTCTATTTTGATCAGTTCCTGTTTCGTGTTCATAATAAGAAGTTCTACCCTCTGTGTTTCCTACAACATCGTGAGATGTATCAGTAGACGCATCATACTCTAAAGCATGTGGAACTCCAAATACTGCGGAGTCTCTCCACATTGTTCTAGCAAGAGAACCCACCGTCCAAACAGGTCTTTGTGGTGACGAGTCAAAATAATTGTATGCAACCATTTTATTTACAACTTGTGAATTTAACGATGGATAAAACCAAATAACTTCACCAAACAAATTATTTAATCCTGCAGATATCATTTGGTTACCGGAGTTTATATTTATATCATTGTAAACGTGGTCCTCTACCAAACATGGTAATGACTCTAGTTTACCAGCGTATCTAAAAAAACCATTTTCTGACATCCAATACGCAGCACCATCAACTTCTACGCATGCGTTTTGTCCTGTTAATCCGCAGTTAGTTCCAACTTGTGCAAAAGCAAAAGTTAAAGGTTGTCCAACAAAACGTTGTGTAAATAATGCTGTATCAGTCCAGACAAGAATAGAATCTCTACCACGAATCGCTCCTCTGATCTGTGATCCGTCGGCCAGTCTTTGTGTACCGGCTGTATTAGTTGCCGTAGGTGTATATGTATTTATATCTTCTTGATCCGAGAATCTAATAAACATATCATCTTGTGTTGCTTTGTTTCCGATAGTTGTTTCTGTTCCAAAGAATACTAAGTGACGATCCGGAGTAGATACAACCATGTGTCTTGATGCCGTTGGTGCACCTGATATAATAGTTGCTCTTGTACTTGTTGCTGCAGCAATAGAAGAGTCCCATTGAAATACTTCACCATCGTGAATTAAACAAATAGCTTTGTCACCAAAATTATCTAGTGACCACATACCAGGTTCTAATACTAAGTCACCTGATGCAGCTTCACCCCAAGCAACATAATCAGAACTATTTTTTACTGATGCTCCATCACTATGCGCTGATCTAGTTGAGTTTCTAACTCCTCTTGTAATACCTGTTAGAGTAGTTCCACCTGTAATACCAGTGTAAGATATTTCTTCATTACCAACTTGAATAAAATTAGTTCCAGAGTCTGGAAACTGTGTAGCGTCTGCTAAAACAATAGATGTGCCTGAACCACCTGTCCCTGCTGTATCATTTAATAATGCTCCATTTAAAGTTGTTGTGACTGGGTTAGAAGCCTCTCCACCCCAAGATCCTAAACCCCAACCAAAACCTTTTTCTTGAACAGCAGATCCTACAGGATAATAATGTTGAACTCTTATGCCTCCTGATGTTGAGGCACCAGCTCCTGTTTCATTTGATGGCATTGTTATTTTAATTTGTGTATTGTTAGGAACACTTGTAACCATAAATTTTTTGTCATCAAAATCAGATGCACCAAAATTAGATCCTGTTATTGCAGTAAAATTATCTAATAAAACAATATCTTGTGGATTAATATTGTGACCACTAGAAAAATTTATAGTAACAATTGGTGATCCGTTAGTCGTGCTGAATGCACTTGTAAGCGTTGTTGTAGTTTTAATAGGGTGTATGTCATAAAATACACCACCAGAGAAAGCATATAATATTCTGTTAGTGCCGATGATAGCATATCTTCTACCTAAACTATTGATAAAATGATGAAGACCACGTCCAGCTCCTGTGAGCTCGTTTTCGTTTAGGGTGCCTAATTGGTTCCAACCACCCATTTTTTCTGGAATACCATACCTAAATCTAACATTATCACAATCGATCCATTGGCCCTCTGCTTGGGTTGCTGTGACTTGTTTATTAATACCTGGTTGAAATCCGATTTTCTGTAGCATAACATGCAATTATACAGCAAATATTATAAAAATATACCTCTTTTTACTTCCAATTTATGTTGATATTGAACCTAGCCTGTTGATCCGTGCAATTAGTGCTTGAATGAGAAACAGAGGGGTCAAATAACAATATGCGATTAGCCACAGATTTTATAAATTTCTTGCCCACATAAGTTCCACCGTCGCAAGTGTTTAAAGAAAATATAGCCCCCTCGTGTGGCATGGGCAAATCCTTGTGAGCTCTATGTTTTATTAATTTATCAGTTCTAGTATAGCAGTTTACTTTTATCCTTCTTAAAAATAGAATATTTAATTTATCTATTAATGGATCTATTATTTTAAAAAAATCACTATTAACAACATTTTGATCATAAAGGGTATGAACAAAGTAAAAATTTTTAGTATCTTTTTCATCAACAACCGTATTGTTAAAATAATATGGAAAATTATCAGACATAAAAGTTTCTTGTATTTTTTTAAAATCATTGCCTGAAAGAAAATTATCTATGATCTTCATGCTCTTAAAATTTGTAAAAAATCATCATGCACATAGTCTGCATTAAAATTAAATGATATAATTGTTTTTCTTTTTTTAGTTTGAGAAGGGGGTGCTCTGTGTATAAACATACTTGGAAATATAATAACATCTCCTTGCTTTACATCCACATCGATAATTTTTAAAGATAAAGGCTCTACTATTTGAGTCTTAGGAGAGTTCTTTCCAAACTCTAAATAGTATACACCTGTAAAGTTATGTCCATGAACATGCCAACCATGTGTATCTCCTTTGCCATATTGTTGAAACCACAACTCAAAAATTTGCACCTGTGATAAACCTATCTTTTTTATTTCTTCTGTAAAATGTTTTTGTAAATGAGGACCTACTAATTTAACCCATTCTCTTTCGGTGTCGTGTCTTCTATCCCAATCTACTCTTGAAATGCTATCCGTAAAATAATCATCATCTTGTTTTAAACAACCTGATTTTTGTTTATTTATTAACTCTAATAATTCTTTCTTTATTTTAGAGTTTTCTTTAAGTTTATTTTTTAAGATAGGAAAATTAAAAGATATCATTTTCTAAACCATGCAGGTAATCCTAAATGTGGACGTCTATCAAACATGTTGTCTTTTGATCCTGGAGTTTTACGATTATTATAGTGTAAAAATACTTGTACACATTCTTTGCCCTTAAACTTTTCTCTCCAATGTTCTAGCTCACATCCTCTGTAAACTAACATATCTCCTTGTTTTAAATCTACTCTAATGCCTTTTTTGTTAGTCTCTCCTGATGGCTCTAAATAGATTGGCCAAGGGTCACCACCAAGATTCATGGTAGTTGATATCTCACAACTAAATCTATCTTTATGTCTTTTAAGTTCATCACCTGGTTTATATATTCTAGCGTAAGTATAAGCTGGATATAATTTTAATCCTGTTACTTTTTCCATATCCGGTTGACACTTTAACATTAAAGTTTCCATAGCAACATTCGCATATTGCGAATATGTATTTGGTATTTGGACATCATTATAATCTCCTAACATAATTTCAAAAGGTGATATATACTTTGCCTCCTTACAAGTATTATAAACTTGTCTTTGCATATAAAAATAATTTGCAATAAAAGCTGCTAAGTCTTTTGATATCGCTTGTCTAATCACTGCGTATTTATTTTTTTTAAAACTCATATTACGTCAAAGGCTATTGTATATCTTTTTATTTTTTTAGAAGTAAGAGGTATTGAATGTTTTTGCAAATTGTCAAACTTCAATAAACTATTCTCTACTCCTTTTGTATGTTTTACTACATCATAAAATTCTGAAGATTCAAGAAAAATAGTGCCATCCCCTGTTGGATTATATAAATAATAAACAAATGAATATTTACAATCAGGATGATTGTGCCAACATATTATATTGCCCACAGAGCATACACCCCAACATTTATGTATTTGATATGGTTTTATATATTTTTGCACTGAATCCACAAAAGGTTTCATCTCAGATTTTAAATGAATATTGTTTGGTGTTTGTAAACAAGGATAACTTTCACCTAAATCCTCTACTTCTTCTTTAATAAATTTAAATATTTTTTTCTTATCTTTATCTTTTAAAATGTTTTTATATATTCTCATATAAGTCTGTACCACCCTGTAGCTATTATTTTTTCCTTATCAACTATCTGACCTTTGTGAGTATGTGTCCAGTCTGGAGGCCAAATTATAGTTAAACCTTTTTTTGCAGGTGTGGTTAAGTTTTGATATTTGAAATGAGTCCCTCCGTTTTCTACATCGTTTAAATATGTCATAAAAACTAAAACTCTGTAAAAATTAACTTGTTCTCCTCTCTCGTAATGCCACTTTTTAAAACCACCATTTTTGGGATACCACTGAATATTAAAATTTTCAATATCAAATCTAGGAAGCCAATTTATTTCAGGATACTCTTTTACATATAAATCTAAAGCTTGTTGTAAAAAATATCTATATGCAGCAATACCTTTTTCAAAATTATTGTATTGAACCTCTAAATCTATAGATTCTTTACTTTGATTATCAATTGTTTCTTTTCCCATTTTTAAACAAGTTCCTTTATTAGTTAAATGTTTATTTTTGTTAAAATAATTAATCATTCCATCACAAACGTCTTCTGGCATATACCACCCTCTGATAAAACTATCTTTAGGAAACTCGTGCTTTTTCATCTACTGCCCCCACCAAAACTTGTTTATCTTTATTTGATACATCTGCTTTATGTAATATTTTAGAATCAAAAAAAATTAATTTACCTAATTTTGGAGTTACTTTTTTGTTTACAGGTTCTCCAAAAATAGTATCTCCATCAGAGTCTTTTAAATACAATATAAAAGAATACTTTTCTGTTTTTTCATGATTATGTTCTATTTGATATCCATTTTTATAATATCTAATATAATGTATCCAAAATATTTTTTTATAAAAATTATCAAAAGGTAGTATTTTTTTTAACATGTCCTCACTAAAAATACTTACTATGTTATGTGTTTGAAAACCATTTTTGGTACAAGAAATATTACTAATATTTTTAAAATCATATTTTTGTATTATTGACATAATATCTTTAATCGTTCTTTCAGGTATAGTTGTTTCTCTAAACAAGGTTTCCGCTCACTATTAATCTGTTATCGGTTCTATTAGGCCTAACTTCATGTGGCATGTATCCAGGAAATAATAATAACGTGCCAGGTTTAAATTTAAAATCTTTAGGTTTGTTAACATCTACGTAAGGATATCCCACATCAAAAAAAGATATAGGGGAAGAATTTTTATTACCTTGGATAAACCAAACAAATGATTTGTGTTTAGGGTGATGAGTATGAATTGAGTGGTAACCATATTTACCATACTTTTGTATCCAAGAATGATCTAATGTTAAATTAAAAGATTTAAAAATGTGACCTAGTTTATTAATTACTAATTCATTTAAAATTTCATGTTTATCAAAAAAAGAAGTAAAATTCATTCCTGGAATATACTTATCTTCTTTTAATAATATACTTTTAACTAATTTTTTTGTTTGAGCATCTACCTCAACATAGTCTTCAACTATGGTGTATGTGAAAGAGTGTTTAAACATTTTTTGCCATTCCTTTTGGCACGGCTTGTATGTTCCAATGTATAAATCTAAATGGTTCTTTACCATAGTCTACAGCAAATTCATGTTCTAAATAGCCTGGAAACATTATCAATACTCCTGGTTGCACTCTAAATTGAACTAGTTCAGTTCCATATGTAACATCTGATGTTTTTTTTACTTTTAATTTAGTGGCTCTAGCGCCAGTCCTTGGCTCATGAAAAATAGGATATGATGTTTTATCACTAGCTTTAAGAAAATAAAAACCTGATACGTGTTGATTCCAATGCACATGTGCAGAATGATTACCACCACCCTTTTTAGCAAACTCTTGTACCCACATTTCACTAAACATTGTTTGATATTCTGACATATCATAACCTTGCCAATCTAAAAAATCCCAAGACTTTTGACCTATGTAATTTCTAAAATCTAAAAAATCATTATCTAATGTAAGAGGAGTTGAATGATAAGATACTCCAAAATCACCATGTTGTTTTATATGATCTTTTTGTCTAGCTTTAGCTTCTTTAATATATTTATCAGAAGCCTTATTTAAAGTTTTTACAAACTCTGGTTTGTTTTCCACACATATTGGAGTTTTAAAATATTCGTTTACTTCCATGGCTGCCCAAGATTCCACATAACTAATGAATACCTTGTCCCTGCAGTTACTGGTTTTACCCTGTGCCACACGTGACTAGGAAATACAATAATAGATCCTTTAGGTAATATTTCTTTACATTGTATTCTGTGTATAGATTCATCTCTCATGTTTGGTTCATAATCTCTAAAATCAAATTCTAACTCTCCACCTTGATATTCAGAGCCATCTGTTAATTGGCAGGTCATAGAAATTTTTCTTATCTTACCGAATTGAAGATTATTTTTTGGATTATTGTAAGATTCTTTCCAACTATCACAATGCCAATCGTAATATTGATTAAGTTTGTATTTTGTAAATTGTATTTGTTCACTAAAATCCCATTCAAAATTCCAACCAGCTCTTTGATTAGCAATTCTAATGTAGGGTTGTAACTCTTTATATATCCAAGTTTCATCTAACCACACTATGTCTGATTTTCTTTTTCTTTGCATATTAAATATTTGATCTTGAGATAAGGTTTTTTTAGCATCATAGCCTCCTGTTCTTGCCATAGATTCAGATTTAGATAATGCATATTTGATTATGTCATCACATAATTTAGGTGGTAATGCAGATGTAAAATACCAATAATAATGTTTTAAATTCATACAAAAGTAAAAACTCCTATTCTTCTTAGCTGATCGTGTTTACAAAATCCAAAGCTATGAAAGTGTAATCCATCACACATCATGACTTTACCTCTCTCAGGTTTTATTCTTTTTAACACTTTAAGTTTTTTTACTCTAGGTGACTCAATGTCTATGACTACTTTACCTTTGGTATATTTTTTATCAAAGATTATAGTGTCTCCTGAAGTATCCTCTAAGTATATTATAAGTAGTTTATGTTTAAATGTAAAATCTACGTGAGGACAGACAAAAGAATATTTACTATTGGACATACTAAAATTAAGAGCAGCCCTTGTAAATCTAGTAAAAGAAACATTATGTTGTTTGCAAAACCTTTTAATTACTCCTTCAAAGAGATAATAATACTTAGAGTTAGGCATTGGCTCTTCACCATTATCACATCTTTTAACTAAAGTGTGGGTTACCATCGGAAATATTCTACGCCCTAAATAACTATCAAAATGATACCACGGAAAAGTATTTTGTAAAATTTCATTGTCGATAATTTTAAATTCTTCTTTGTTTAAGAAGTTTTTAGATATAATCATAACTTATGAATTGAACAAAATTTATTAATTCTTTCTGATTATTTTCTATACGATAATGATTAGTTGAGGGAAACATAATAAATTGATTATTAGTAAGTGATATATCCCAACTTCTGCCCTTTCTTCTATTATCATCATAGTAAATTCTAACATTACAATCTACAGCGTTAACACCATATAACAAAATAAAATCAGGAGAGTCTTTTAAATCTACAGGATCTACCTCTGTTTTAAAATCTGTTTTATCATTAGGAAGATACATCTTACCCCAAGTTTTTTTATTAATTAATATTAAATTATGTTTAACACGTATGTGCTCTATAATGTATTTATTGAGCCTATCCCAATTTCTAGAAAAAGGTGTGTCCTCACCTTTGTAAGTGCTTTCAAAAATTGTTTTTGACATTTCAAAAGGATCTATGTCATATCCCATAGGCATCTTAACATCGCCAAAATATATCGCTTGTTCACTTAATACTTTCTTTTGCATATCTATATATGTTTTTAAAACTTATATGTTATGCTTGTAAATCTGTCAATACCCAACCAGTTGTATTATCTGCTTGATAAGCAGACTCGTCCCACGTGTATTCCCAATAATTAGTAACAGCCTCGTTTTGTGCTTGTTGTTCTGCTGTTAATGCAGGAGGATCACCTAAAGGTGATTTCCAAGATGCAGTTGCAATATCTTTTACCCAAGAATTAAAAATTTTTTTAGGCCAGAAGATTTGATTATCTTCGTCCCAAGTATAACCTATACATGCATAATTTCCTCTATAAGGTGTGCCACCTAATTTATGTGTATTTTCAATTGTGTTGTACGAAGTTTTTTTCCAAAGTTGTTGTGGCCAACCATGACATCTTTCTAACCAGTATTGACCTTCAGCTTCAGTTTCAACACCATCTTTATTTGTAGTGTGTTCATCAGCAACAACGTGAACGTTTAAAACTATATTCTCTTCTGATATTTTTGCAAAGTGTGCCATAATTAATTTTGAAATTTATACCTCACTACAACGATTCCACTACCACCGCTGACTCCAGATGAAGAAGGTAATCCTCTTCCACCTCCGCCGCCACCAGTATTAGCTGTTCCAGCTGTTCCTGCTATAGGAGAGTTTTGTCTGTTTCCACCTCGGCCTCCGCCTCCGTTTCCACCATTTCCACCTGGATCTCCTGTAAGGTCAGCGCCTCCGCCACCTCCACCAGCATATTGAAAACAATTAGCACCTTTACCAGAAGATGCTGAATTTGGAACAATATTAACCTGAGCACCATTTCCTGCAGTTTTAGTACTAGCATTTGCAGAGGCTCCGCCTCCGCCAGCACCAGTTAAGTTTGGTCCTGTTCCTCCATTATTACCTTGTGGAGGACTTACTGGAGGGACATTACCCTGTCCAGCTGTATTATTTAATCTTCCTGCTCCACCACCAGAGCCACCATCTGCGCCAGCAGAAGTGCTTGGGTCAGCGCCGTTACCACCGCCACCACCAGCAGATGTTATTGACGCAAAAATTGAATTTCCTCCATTAGCACCACCAGGATTTGGAGTTGTTCCTCCACCTCCTCCGCCAGCACCAACGGTAATTGGCATTGCTCCTAATGTTACAGCTTGTCCGCAAACACAACCACCTAATGGGTTTGGTACGGTATAACAACCAGAGGCTGTCCCAGAGGATATTCTAAATCCTCCTCCGCCGCCTCCGCCGCCGGTCCCTTGAGCTCCTCCGCCGCCTCCAGCAACAACTAAATAGTCTGCTTTATTTGAACCAGCTGCTCTTCCTTTAGAAGTTACACAAAGGTTTCCGTCTCCTGTAAAAATATGAATTTTATGATCTCCGTCAGTAACGGTTTCATTACCACCGGTTGCTTCGATGTAAGCGGGTCCTGCGCAACCTGACCCAAAGCCTAATATTCTATATCCAAAACCTGCCATCTATTCTCCTTATAGATCGTTAGCAGCGTCAGTAGTAAAGAATAATTTAATTCCAAGCAGTCTAGCATCTGCGTTTAAATCATCTGCTGATACATCTCTTGATATTTGAAAGAACACCTGTTCATCATCACCAGGTGACCCTGCAATAGTTACTGCTCCACTTTCATTTGCTACGTCTAAATCGTTTGATGTTCCACTATGTGCTTTTGCTGTTGCAACAACTTGTGTTCCAAAAGCTGTGTTACAAGAATCATTGTCAGCAAGCGCTACACCTGATAATCCCCATGCAGTCGTTCCTGTGTCAGTTGATGTTGCTGTGAAAAAAGCTTGAAAAGTTACGGTGCCTGCATTCCATGATTTAGGAAATGCTACAGAAAATTGTGCAAACTCATCTGAGTCTTTGTCAAAATCTAAAACTTTTATTTCAGGACCATTTGATAGTTCTACTTGTGCAGCTTCTGCACCATTTGTAGTATTAGGATACATTGAAACTGCTGGCACCCATATAGTTTCTCTACCTGCAATTCTAACTGCAGATACGTTTCCACCTGAATCTTCAGCTTTAATTACACCAGATCCTTTTGTTTTAAGGTCAATACCAATATTAGTGTCACCACCTGATGCTGTAACTGATGGATTATTTCCTGTTGCAGCATTTGCATATGTGACTTCATTAACAGCTGAACTTGTAGCTGTTAAAGTAATTAATTCATTTCCGTTTGTATCTTTAATATTTGTTCCAATTACAGGAGAAGTTAAAGTTTTGTTTGTTAAAGTTTCAGTTCCTGTAAGTGTAACGTCTCCAGAACCAAATCCTAAAGTAATTATATCTGGATTAGTTCCGTCATTAGCTGATGCAAATACTAATTGATCACCTTTGTCTGTTGCTGAGAAAGTAAACGAGTCTCCTGATCCAGTTGCATATTTAAACTGAACCGTGTGAGATCCTGAAGTTGAATTTCTTAAAAAATAAAATGTTTGAACATCGTTTGGTATAGTTACAATTTGATTTCCAGATATTGTACCTGTAAATTCAATCATTCTGTGACCTGCAGCATCACCAGTTCCAGAATCAGAGATACTTAAAGTTGTGGTTTGAGCTCCACCACCAATTGCTTGTTGTGTAAAACCACCAGATATTTGTTCAATAAGTTGTAAATTAGTATTAGTTTTTGTCCCCCATGTACCGGCGTTTTCACCGGTTTGCTGAAGTTCTACTCCTAAAGGTGTAAATGTTGATGCCATGTTTTTTTTCTCCTATGCTACGTCACTATAAGTTATATTAACACCTGTGTCAACATCTTGATATGCTTGAATTCCAAACCCTGTAGAAACACCAAACCCTGCTACAGAGGCCGTTGTAGACACTCCTGTTAATCCCATTACATCTGCAGGCGCTAATACTCCTACAGATGATGTCGTAGCTACACCATCAAAACCTACGGTGATTTGATCTAAAGATATTGATCCTACAGATAAAGTAGCACTGACACCAGTCACAGGTACAAATTCTACAATACCTGCTATTAAGAAACCTACACTTGAAGTTGCCTCTTGACCTGTTGGAACAACTA